CCTTGCCGCCATAGGAAAGCTGCAACGGCAAATCAGCGATGCAGTAGCCTCGCTCGGGAATAAGGCCGCGAAAGGGGCCAATAGCGATATCACCTCGTTATCAGGACTAACCACGGCGCTCTCGATTTCCCAGGGCGGTACAGGGGCGACTACGCTCGCAGCCGCTCAAGCTGCGCTTGGGATCAACTCAGCGATCAACCTTCCTACCGGGACGAACCTTAACAATATTCAGGCCACAGGCTTCTACATGCAGCAGGCGAACGCTAACGCGACGTTGGCCCTGAATTACCCTGTCGCAGCCGCAGGATCACTTATCAGCGTGCAGCTCGGAAGTAGCATCACCACCCAGACGTACACCGTGTACAACACTAGTGAGCAATACGTGCGGTCCAGGTACGTAGCTGCCTGGAGCGATTGGAGATTGACCATCACTGACGCGACTGTGGGATTTGCCTATGCCTACCCGAACGGCGGAACAGAAGCAGCTCCCGCAACGGTGACAATCAACAGCCGTTACACGGTAGCCAACCCGTTCCCTGGGCACGAGGTGATCGTACAGGCGGAGATCCTGATAGGAGGCAAGTGGGGCGATGCTGGTTGGTTCTACAGCTCTGGTGGCTACGGCACCAAGGGCTCACAACTGGACTTGAACACCTTGGTCGTTCAGACGGGGGCTACCCGAGTGAGCTACACATCCAACGCCAGTGGCGACCCCTTTGGACAAACAGCCACAGGATTGACGTCCGCTACTTGTCGCTTAAAAGTCTGGAGAGTCCACGCATGACCTTGTGCGTTTACGCTGAGATTGGCAGCAATTTTCAACAGGTGGGTGGGGACTGCCCTAATGGTTGGATTCAAATGACTGGTCAGCGTCCCGATGACAAAAACACCCTGCTTTACACCGCATCGGAGAAAGGCGAGTGGGTTATCTCCAATAGGACGCTGTTAGAGATCCGGATGAAAAGGGAAGCGGATTGGGCATCGTCCGAGATGGCCGTTGTGGCCGAACAACTCGTGATGCTTGAAGACTCTGACCCTGCCGCCTTGCCTAGGACAGATCGCCAATGGCGGGATTATCGAATCGCGCTCAGAGCCTGGAAGGAAGGGCACCCTGACTTCCCAGACGAAGCAAAGCGCCCAAAACGGCCCATCTGATCTCCACTCGCCTGATTTGAATTTTTCCTGAGGACACTCTATGCCGATTACGGCTGATATCCAGACGCTGGAGCCTGGCGCTTGGGTGGAGCTTTTTGAGCTCGATGCAACGATGCTGGGCGCTGAGCTTTACCGCTTCCATGGCTACCCACAGCAGTCCTCGATATTTTGGCAGGGCAAAGAGTATTCGCCTTGGCCGATCAAAGCTGAAGGCTTCGAGATGACGGGGCAGGGGACGCAACCGACGCCGACTCTTTCCGTGGGCAACGTTGGCGGCTTTATCACAGCGTTGGTTTTGTATTTCGAAGATCTCGTCGGCGCGAAACTGATTCGCCATCGAACCTTGGGCAAGTATCTCGATGGGCAGCCCGAAGCGGACCCAGAGGAAGAACTTCCACCAGATATTTGGTATGTCGAGCGCAAGGCTGCCGAGGACAACGAAGTCGTCCAGTTCGAACTGGCGACGGCCCTGGATTTCGCTGGAGTTCAACTGCCTCGACGACAGATCGTAGCCAATGTGTGCTGGTGGCTTTCCTGTGGCGGGTACCGAGGTCCATATTGCGGCTACAACGGGCCACCCGTCGCGGACGAGAACGATGTCATCGTCACTGACGCCGCCAAGGATAAGTGCGGCGGTCGCCTGACTAGCTGCAAGCTACGTTTCGGCGAAAATAACACCCTCCCATATGGCTCTTTCCCCGCTGCGGGGCTGCTCCGGACATGATCTATGAACAAAGCAAACAGAGCGGCAATTGAGGCACACGCCATCGGTGAGTATCCGCGCGAGGCCTGTGGGCTGTTGGTGAGAGCAGGTCGGAAGGAGATCTACGTTCCATGCCGCAACATCGCTTCGACGCCGAACGAGCATTTTCGCTTGGCGCCTGAGGATTACGCAGCCGCTGAGGACAGGGGAGAGATTCTCGCCGTTGTACACAGCCACCCCGATTACCCGGCCACCCCGAGTGAGGCTGATCGCGTGTCTTGCGAGGCGTCGGGCTTGCCCTGGCACATTCTCGAAGTGCGAAAAGGAGATGACGATGTAGTGCGAGCTGGGAATGTGGTGAGCTTCGCGCCGGTTGGGTATCAGGCACCTCTGATTGGCCGCAAGTTTGTCCACGGTGTGCATGATTGTCTCAGCATCATCCTGGATTTTTACCGTCGTGAGATGGGTATCGATCTTGGCAGCTATGAGCGGGAAGACGGTTGGTGGGATAAGGGCGGTAATCTCTACCTCGAAAATTTGCCCGCGGCTGGCTTCGAAAAAGTACCCGCACCACAGCATGGAGACATCGTGCTGATGCAGATCCGTTCACCGGTGCCCAACCATGCGGGGATATACCTGGCCGACGGTGTACTGAGGACTGAGCCAGAGCACTACCCGGCGCCCGGATCGATTCTTCATCACCTCTACAACCGCGACAGCAAGCGGGATGTGTACGGCGGGTACTGGTCTGAAGTGACGGTAAGCTATTGGAGGCACAGGGAGCAAATCCTTTGTACCGCCTCCCATAAAGCTCTAGCGCGAACATCGTTTTCGGTAGGCCATGGTTTGACCGAACACGCCTGATTCTTCAGGCATCGGTAGTATTGGATGTCCAACCAGTATCGACGAAAGGCTAGAATATCCCTACGCTATATTTTTATGTTGAGCGTTGCTGCATGCGCCCCGAACCTGAGTCAGTTGTTAACAATTTGAGTAACGAAAGGCGAGATTTGTGGAGCGAAATCGCGGCCCGGCATGCCATTGATGAGCTGAAAGTTCGTAGATTAATCAGAAAGTTCGACGACCTGATCGTTCCATCGCGCCAGACGGATTCGACTATTGCAATTGCTCTGCATGAGCAAGGCTATCTCTATGCGTACCTCGGCAAAAAAGAAATATCAATGCAGCTGTTCGATGATGCGGTTGTGGCTGGTCTGATGCCGCTTGCAGCGTCTATCTCAAAAGCTCATGCCTTGTATATATGCGGTGACTTGAAGATGTCCAAGGAAGTGCTGCTCGGCATCGACATTGAGGGCGTGGATCAGTCTGGGCTGGCAGGCGTTGCAGACGGTTGTATGCATTTGGGGCTGTTTACAATGGCTGCTGATTTATATGTCAAAGCGGGGAAGCAGAGTGGCGAAGTAAGCCAGCATTTGCTGGCCGCCGCGGAAATAATGAATGAAATCGGGGCTACGGACGATCAGGTGAGTGCAAGGCTTGAAACTGCATCGAAAATAATTCAATCAATGAGCGGGCATCCACATATAGCTCTAGATGTTTTTGCTATGCAAGGGGAAGGTATTTTGTACCGTTTTATGGTTAAGGGTCCCACCGATCATTTAATGGCGATTGATAGCGCAATAGAGCAAGCGTTAGGCTCGAAGTACAACGATGCAATTGATCAGTATCTGTCCATTGGCGTGGCTCCTCATGAAGAGGGCGCGATTCTTACGGCGAATGAAGGTTACTATGTCAGTATGTAGTGATGAGCTTTTAGCGCTAGCAGAGAATCTGATAGAAGCCAATAACGAAGCAAGTTATAGGGCCAGCGTAAGTCGGAGTTATTATGCACTGTACCATGAAGCTGTTATCGCAGCTTCATGCCTTTCTTTGCCAGAAGAGAGGAATATTAAAACCACTCATGAGCGTTTAATTTCTCGGTACACCGCTTCTTCGCGTGGATTATCTGCCATTGGCAGGTCATTGAGAAAGCAAAAACTGATGCGGGCGAAAGCCGATTACGATATCCGAGATCTCATCACGTCGTCCGACGCCAAGTTGCATGTAGCCATAACAAGGCAAATAGTTTCAGACCTTAGGCGTATTACTTCGAAGATTGCCAATTGATACCTTCGATAGGTAAATCATCCCAGCTCACCCGCTGGGTTTTTTCATTGGTCCCTGACGGCAGTGCGGTAGCGCTTTACCAGCGCATGGCCTGGGCCGTCGGCTATGGGCGAAACGATATTGAGCTGGCAGTCAAAGACTGTCTTTAACCAAATTCAACAAGCCGCCTTCGGGCGGTTTTTTATGGCTGGAGGAGGATGTCGCAGTTGCTTGAGAAAATGCAAACCGTGATTGTATCCAAGCAGCTAGCTGAAATCACCGGTAGACGCGAGCACCGCATCACGACAAGTGCAGGCTGGCGCGACATCATTGGTTATTTCAAACAGTTTGCTGGCTTTGAAAAATTCATGCTTGAGAGCAAGGATAAGGGCCTTCGTTTCGCCATTTTTAACGGCAATAGGAACATTGGAGAGGACGACCTCGGAAAGCCTACGGGGAGGGATGTCATCCGAATCGTTCCAGTTATTGAGGGTACAAAGCGTGCCGGGGCACTACAAACCATAATCGGTGCCGTACTTATCGTGGTTGGCCTCGTCTACAGCCCGCTTCTGCCGGTCGGCATTGCCATGGTTGCCGGTGGGGTGATGCAAATGCTCAGTCCCCAGGCAAAAGGTCTGGGCACCCAAGACAGCCCAAACAACCGACCCAGCTACAGCTTCAACGGCCCGGTGAACACCAGTGTCCAGGGCAACCCTGTCCCGTTGCTTTATGGCCGCATGACCGTCGGCAGTGCTGTGATCAGCGCCGGTATTTACTCCGAAGACCAGATGTAACCGAAGCATTCATCACGAGGCCCGCCATTGAGCGGGCTTTCTTTCGCCCAAAGGAAAGTCATGACCCAGCTAGCCATAGCCGGACGCAAGGGCGGTGAGTCGAAGCCGCGTCCTTCCGTTGAGGCTCCGGACAACCTGCAAAGCACCGCTTTCGCGCGAATTCTCGACCTGGTGAGTGAAGGTGAGATTCGAGGCTTGGCGAACGGCATGCAGTCCATTTTTCTTGATGAGACACCGCTGGCAAACCCGGATGGAACGTTGAACTTCAGCGGCGTCAGCCAAGAGGTGCGAACCGGCAGTCAGGATCAACTACACATCTCGGGCTTCCCCGCGGTGGAGAGCGAAATTGCCGTCGGTGTTGAGCTCCGCTCCGACCAGCCTTGGGTGCGCGCGGTAACCAATCTTCAACTCTCGGCAGTCCGGATCAGACTTTCCACTCCACGTCTTGCACGGACAAACACCACAAACGGCGACACCAACGGATACACGGTCCGATACAGGATTGAGCTGTCCACCGACGGCGGACCCTTTGTGTCCGTGCTAGACGCGGCTTTCAGCGGAAAGACATCGACAAAATACGAACGATCACACCGCGTCGATCTTCCTAGCGCGACCAGCGGCTGGACCGTGCGCGTGATCCGTCTGACGGCCAATGCCACCAGCTCCGCGA